TCATTTGCTTTTGGTGAATTAAAAAAACTAGAAGGTTCAGCAAAGATTATATCTTTTATTGCTAGAGATGAAAGTCAACACTTGGCGATGTCACAAAGAATTATTAATAACTGGAAAGATTATGAAAACGATAAAGAGATGTTAAAAGTAATGAAAGATTGTGAAAAAGAAGTTTATGCTATGTATGATGAAGCAGTACAAGAGGAGAAACGTTGGGCAACTTATCTATTCTCACAAGGTTCTATGATAGGTTTATCAGAAAAACTATTACATCAATTTGTAGAATATATGGCCAATAGAAGAATGAAAGCTATTCAATTAACACCTACTTATGACCAAAAAACAAATCCATTACCTTGGGTTGACCATTGGTTAAATAGTAGATCAACTCAAAACGCACCACAAGAAACAGAAATAGAAAGTTATGTTATTGGTGGTATTAAACAAGACGTAAAAAAAGATCAATTTAAATCTTTTAAACTATAAAAAAATATGAAAGTTTTTATAATGTCTATTTTTTTACTTCAGGTTGATGTAGGAGGATATCCTTTTACTACACCATTTGTAGAAAATCCAAGAATAGAATTTAATACAATAACAGAATGTATAAATGCTGCCAAAGATAAAAGAAATAAAATGTTAGAATCTTCTTTAAACTACCTTGAATTAGGAATAGTTGATGTAAAGATTGACTGTATAGAAACAACACAGTCTAAAGAAGGAACAATTTAACTATATGTTAGAGAAAAGACAAAAAACCTGTTCTAGTTGCGACACTAAATATAATATAGAATGGGACATAGATATTCAGGATTTAGAACCTTTAACTTGCCCTTTCTGTGGACACGAAGTAGAGGAACTAGAAGATGAAGAAGTTTGGTCAAACGAACAACCAGAAGCCGAAGACGATAGTTGGAATTGATTATAGTTTAACAAGTCCTGCAATTTGTGTAAATCATAATGATAAATTAAACTTTTATTATTTAACAAATAAAAAAAAGTACATAGGTGAGATGTCAAAAAATATTATGGGTGTGGAACACAGCGAATATAAAACCCCTATAGAAAGATTTTCTCAAATTTCTAATTGGGCAATCAACACATTTAATAGATTAAGTTACATTTCAAACAACTTAAACATTTTCATAGAGGGTTATTCATTTGGCTCAAAAGGTCAAGGTGTATTTCAAATAGCTGAAAATGGTGGTATCTTAAAATACAGATTAGAACAATTAAAATTACCCTATGAAGTATTGCCACCTAGTGTAATTAAAAAAGGTGCTACAGGAAAAGGTAATGCTGATAAAGATATGATGTATGAGGCATTTGAGAAAGAAACTAAAATTAATTTGAAAAAAATATTTGATACAGAAAAGGTGGGTAACCCTATTTCAGATATTGTAGATAGTTATTTTATACAAAAGATTGGTTATGATAATTTATTGTGCAGCTGATAGAATTTATTTTGATTTATATTTTGACCTATGGGAAAAACAAACAAGTAAAATCTATCCTGAATTAAGAAGACATATAGCATTACATAATCCTACAGATAAACAAAAACAAAAGTGTTATGACCATATGATTGACTTTAATGATGTTACAGAATGGTTTCCAGAAAATCCTACAAAAAATCATTTTTACCTATTGCGTTGGTTATATCTACCATATCTCTATCAACAAAATATTTTAGAAACACAAATTAATTGTTTACCTATAAAAGAAATGAACTTACCTACAAAACTAGAGGTAGACCAATGGCGAATATCAAGGCCAAAAAGAGGTAGTCTTGGTGGTGTATCAGCAGCTATATTTACACCTGAAGCTGCAAAAAGAGTTGTAGACCAAGCAATATTGATGTTAAAAAATCCACCCGAATCCGACCACCCTATGAATATGTGGCAGATAGAAAACTTAACTCAACACCAAGAAAAGTGCGAACATCAAATTAAAGAAAAAGATTTATTACCAGAGGCAGTTTTACCTGATTATACATATTGGATAACAGCTAGAACATCTAACACTTGGTCGCATAATAAAAAACTGGAGGCATTAAGAAAATTTATATGAAATTAACAGTTATATTACCATCAGCAGGAAAAGGTACAAGATTAAATCTACCATATCCTAAAGAGATATTAAGATTAGATAATGACAATGCTTTAATTGACAATTGTTTTAATTTTTTCAAAGATTATGGTAGAAACCAGGTAGAGTTTGTTGTAGTTATAAATGAAGATAAGACAGATTTAATTAAATATCTTTCAAAGTATAAAGACAGATATAATATATCTTTTGTTTTTCAAAATCCTAGTGAGAAAGAATATACAGGTGCTATTAAAAGTGCTAGTCATTTATTTGGTGAACACAATTTAGTATTATTACCAGATACATTAATGAGTTTACATCCAGGTAAAGATTTATTTACATTAGTAACAGAAGCATTAACTGAAACTGGTTTTAGTTTTTTAGTTAAGAAAGAAGATAGTAAAGAAGTTTTAAAAACAAAAGGTGCAATCTATGTAAATGAAGAAGGTAATGTAGTAGAATATGAAGATAAACCTACAGACAAAGTTGAAATGTATAATGCCTTTTGGTGTGCCTTTGCATTTAGAAAAAGAAACTTTTTTGAGTGTATAAATTTTATGGAAAAATCTACATTGAAACAAAAACATTCTATAAATGAAATTGCACAAACACCTATATTTGGTAGTAAAGTTATTGAAGTAGCAGATTATATTGATTTAGGCACTTGGCCTGAAATTAGGAGATTATTGATAAATTATGAAAAAAATAGTAACTGATTGTGATGGTGTTCTTTTAGATTGGGCATTTGCTTTTGATGTCTGGATGAGAGAACAAGGTTATTTTAGATTACCTAATACAGACCATTACTTTGAACAATCAAAAAGATATGGAATACCTGAAAAAGAGGCATTAGAACAGGTGCATATGTTTAATCAAACAGGCGCATTAGGTTTTATACCAGCTTTTAAAGATAGTGTTGAATATGTAACTAAACTTGCAAATGAGGGTTGGAGATTTGATGTTATTACTATGATTGGTAAAGACAAATATGCTCATAGACTAAGAGAAATAAACTTAAAACATTTATTTGGTGATGTATTTGATAATATTCATTGTTCAGGTGATTTCACAAAACCTAAAAAACAAACACTAGAAGAACTATATAAAGGTGAAAAATTTATTTGGGTTGAGGATAGAGTTGATTATGCAAAAGATGGTGATGAAGTGGGATTAACCACATATATTATGGACTGGCCTTACAATAGAGATTATAAAGGAAAAAGAGTACATAATTGGAAAGAATTATATGACAGTGCATTTAGAAGCTAAAGAAGGCGATTACGCAGATATTGTGTTATTGCCTGGTGACCCTCTAAGGGCTAAATGGATAGCTGACACTTACTTTGAAGATGTTATTCAAGTTAATGGTGTAAGAAATTGTTTAGGTTTTACAGGTTATTTAAATTGGAATGATAAAAAAATAAAGATATCTACACAAGGTGGTGGTATGGGAATGCCATCAAATGGTATCTATATACACGAATTGTATAACACATACAAAGTAGAAACAATTATAAGAGTTGGTAGTTGTGGTGGTATTAGTGAAAATGTAGAAATAGGTGATATTATAGCGGCCACAACAGCAAGTACAGATAGTAATATGACAAAGAATTTTATTCCTGGTTATACATTCTGTCCTACTGTTACATATGATTTGTTAGAAAGATTTAAAAAGTTTTGTCCACAAGCACATATAGGCGGTATTGTTTCTAGTGATTGGTTTTATAACCCAAATAATCAATGGTGGGTAAAACACAAAGAACATAATATATTAGCAGTAGAAATGGAAACTCATCTTCTTTATGCTTTAGCAAATAGATTTGGTAAAAAGGCTTTATCTGTAAACACAGTTGCAGACCATTTAGAAAAAGAAACTTTTAAAGATATGACTTCAAAAGAAAGAGAAACCAGTTTTAACACAATGATTGAAAGTGTATTTGATACAATATGTTAGTATTCATCACACCAAAATTAGATGATAGTAGAATACCTTACTCTTACAGAGCAAGAGCTACCATACCTTCAAGTCAAATAAAAGATAGTAGAGTTACAGATGACATTACTTCATTAAAACCTGGTGATATTGCAGTATTAGGAAAGAAACATAGTAAAGAGGATGTTGAATATTGTATATCAAAAGAAATTAATTATATTGTTGATATTGCTGATGATAAGTTTGACCAATTTAAACATTGGTATTTTACAATATCAAATGCTAATGCAGTTACAACCACTTGTCATAGATTAGGAGAAGTAATAGAAGAAGAAACTGGTTCAAAATCATATGTAATACCTGACCCGACAGAAAGACCTAGAGGTGAACCTAAATTTGAAGTAAAAGATATTATGAACGCATTTTATTATGGTTCAGATGGCAACTATTCTAAATTGATGTGGCCTGAAATTAAAGAGGTTTTAAATTCAGTTAAAAAAACAGACATTAAAATTATGACAAATAAATCTGAATATCCACCAAAAGGTTGGAAAATGGCAAAAAAATATGGTGGTTTTTGGATGAAGCCTGATAAAAGAAAACATTTTGAAAATATAGAAATGAAACAATATGAAGAATTGTTATTATGGGATTATGAAAAACAAGGTAAGTTAGTAGAACAATCAGATTTTGTTGTATTACCAGTTACAGATGATAGACACTCTCAATGCAAAGGTAATAATAGACCCATTGACGCATTACAACAAGGTAGAATTGTTTTAACAAATCCAGGCATACCGAGTTATGAAGATTTAGCAGATTATCTGTATCTAGGACATTTTTATGAATCATATCAATTGATGGTAGATAATCCTAAACAAGTAATAAATAAAATTAAAAAAGCACAGTCTTTAATTGACAAACACTATACACCAAAGGCTGTTGGTAAAAAATGGGAACAAGTTTATGAAATTGTTAAGCGTAACAACTAGATTTGAGAGGATATAATGAAGAAAGCGATTATAACTGGCATAACAGGACAAGACGGATGTTATCTAGCAAAATTATTATTATCTAAAGGATATAAAGTTTACGGTGCCCAAAGAAGAAACACAGGTAAAAGATATTGGCGTTTAGATGAACTTGGTATCACAGATCAAATAGAATTTGTTGACATAGATTTAAATGAACCATACAATATTGAGAAGACAATAGATAAAGTACAACCAGATGAATTTTATAATTTAGCCGCTCAATCATTTGTAGGTTTATCATTTGAACAACCACAAGTAACTACTATTACAAACTCTTTAGGTGTGTTAAACATATTAGAAGTTATAAGAAACAAATATCCAAAGATTAGATTTTATCAAGCGTCAACAAGTGAGATGTATGGTAAAGTAACAGAAACTCCACAAAATGAAACAACTAGATTTTATCCACGAAGTCCATATGGTTGCGCCAAGGCTTATTCACATTACTTAACTATTAATTATAGAGAGAGTTATGATCTTTTTGCGTGTAGTGGTATTTTATTTAACCACGAAAGTCCAATGAGAGGTGAAGAATTTGTCACTAGAAAAATTACAAAAGGTTTAGTAGAGTGGACTAAAACAGGTAAAGTATTAGAACTTGGTAATTTAGAATCATATAGAGATTGGGGTCACGCTGAAGATTATGTTGAAGCTATGTGGTTAATGCTACAACAAGATAAGGCAGACGACTATGTTATCGCAACAGGTAAAACTCACTCAATAAAAGATTTTATAAACAAATGTTTAACTAAATTAGAAATAACTAGTTTTAATAATGGTGATGAGTTTTTAGATAGTCACGGAAATTATATTATAAAAACAAATTCTAAATTTGTAAGACCTGCTGAAGTTGATTTATTAATAGGTGATTCAAGTAAAGCAAAAAAAGAATTGTTATGGAAGCCTAAACACGATTTAGATAGTTTAGTTGATGATATGATACAGGCAGATTTAAAAAGATATGGATAAAATATTTGTTACAACATTTAATAAAAGATTATATGATGAGTATGCTTATTCACTTTTAAAGACATATGAATCAACAAATCAAAAGATACCTTTATATGTATTTGTAGAAGATGATACAAAACAATATCCTAAATTTAATAATGTACATTTTTTAAATTTATTTGAACACGAACCTGATTTAAAAAAATTCATTGATAAACATAAAAATAAAAAAGTTGAAAGTTTTTTTAAAGACGCAGTTAGATTTTCTTACAAAGTGTTTGCTCAAAACGCTGCTAGAAAGTATGGTGATAAAATATTCTTTATAGACGCAGATTGTGTATTTGATAAACCTATACCTATAGATTGGTTTGATGAATTTTTACCAGACAATATCTTTGTATCTTTTTATGATAGACCACAACAATATACAGAAACAGGATTTTTAGCATTTAATGAAAACAAATTAATATCAAAAGCATTTTTTAGTTACTATTTAAATTTATACAAGGATGATAAAGTATTTGAATTGAAAAATTGGACTGACTGTCATACTTTTGATGAAACAAGACGTTATTTTAAAGAAGATATACACTATACAGAATTAAAAAAAGGTGATGGCCAAAGTGGTCATATTATGGCCAGAGATAAAAATTTAAACCCATATATAGATCATAGAAAAGGAAATAGAAAACAAGATGAACACAGTCCAGAATGGAGGAAAAATAAATGAAAGCTGGTAAGATATGGGGTCAAACAGAATTGATCCACGCAAACGGCGTGTTAGAATTTCACCGAATTGAATTTAAAAAAGGTGTACAATGTTCTAAACACAAACATAAATTTAAATGGAACGGTTTCTTTGTAGAGTCAGGCAAAATGATTGTAAGAGTATGGCAACAAGGTAAACAAGATGGTCTTGTTGATGAAACTATACTTAATGCAGGCGACTTTACAAGAGTAAAACCAGGACTATTACATCAATTTGAAGGTTTAGAAGATGGCGTGGCATTTGAATTGTATTGGGCAGAATTTGACCATAATGATATTGAAAGAGAAACACAAGGTAAAAAAGTATGATTAATGTTTTTATAGGTTTTGATAGTAAAGAGAAGGTGGCATTTAATGTATTATCATATAGTATATTAAAGAACTCTACTAAGCCTATAGCAATTACACCAATTTATTTAGAAAATATAAAAGATGATTTTGTAAGAGAAAGAAACAATCTATCATCAACAGAATTTTCTTTTAGTCGTTTTATCATACCACACCTGATGAACTATCAAGGTTGGGCATTGTTTATGGATTGTGATATGATTATGGAAGCTGATATTGCTGAACTCTGGCGTTTAAGAGATGACCGATATGCTGTACAAGTATGTAAACACGATTACACTCCTAAAAATCAAACAAAATTTTTAAATCAAGTACAGACAGTTTATCCTAAAAAGAACTGGTCTAGTTTTATGCTTATGAATTGTAAAAAGTGTACTACTTTAACACCTGACTACGTTAACAAAGCGTCTGGTTTAGAATTACATCAATTTAAATGGTTAGAGGGAGATCATTTAATTGGTGATTTACCACTAGAATGGAATTGGTTAGCTGGTGAATATGAATACAAAGAAGATATTAAGAACGTACATTTTACCGAAGGTGGACCTTGGTTTGAGGATTATTCTAATTGTGATTATGCTCAAAACTGGTTTAATTATTATACAGAATGTTTTAAAATAGAATTAAAATGATACAAGGCTTTGAAACAAGAGAAGCGACAGATATTCCTATACGTGCATTTATTAAAAGTGTAAATGGTGTTTTACATAAAAAGAAAGCACCTGTAGATCAGTATGAACAAACAGTATGGGAAACGTTTGAAAATTTAAAAACACCTATTGCTGTATTTGGTATCTTACGTGGCACAGGTGATTTAATTAAAAAGTGTTTATCTATACCTCAAATCTTTTATTACTTTGACCACGCATATACATTAGGTGGTAGACACGGTAAAAGTAAATATGTTGATGATAAAGTATATCGTATAACTAAAAACGATTATTCATTAACTTTTGTTGATGATTTAAATGATAAAGACTATGAAAGAATTGAAAAGTACAAAAAACATATTGAACTTAAACCTTGGAAAAAAAATGGTCGTTATATACTTGTTTTAGCGCCATCACATCATATAGAAAAGTATTTTAATATGCCTGATTGGGTAGAAAATACAATATCATATTTAAAGAAATTTACAAAAAGAGATATAATAGTTAGAACTAAAGAAACAAATGAGTCTTTAGAAAAACAATTAGAAGAAGCATATGCTTGTGTGTCATTACAATCAACAGGCTGTATAGATGCTGTGTTAAATGGTGTGCCATCTTTTTGTGACGGAATGTCGTGTGGTCAACCCGTATCACACGTTGATTTATCATTAATAGAAAAACCTTTTTATGTTCCAGATGTTAGACGTAAAAAATGGATAGATAGTTTACTTGCTAATCAATTTACATTAAAAGAAATTGAGGACGGCACTGCTTATGAAAAAGTAAGTAGAAATAGTATGAGGTATGTGTGATTATATGTCATAAGTTATCCTGGGGTGATTGTTTATCTCATCAAATCTGGCCAGCCATAGAAAAGGGTTGGAAAGATAATGGTAAAAATGTACATTTCTTTTGGGGTTTAGGCGGTAGTAATGTAAAAGATATAGCTGAAGTAAAAGAAAGAAACGAAGAATGGTGGTATGTTGATGTTGGTTATTTAACACAACAGATTACTCGTTATCCAGAGCCAAAGATACACGATTTAGACAAAACATATTTTAGAATAGTAAAAGGTGGCCTTCATACCATTAGAGGTAAAGTAGGTAATGGTAAAAGATTAAAACAGTTAGATAGTAAGGGTATTGATGTAAAGTTTAAAGGTTGGTACACAGGTGAAACAAAACATATATTAGTTTGTCCTTCATCACAAACTGTAACCTATAATGTAAATGGTATAAGTCAGCAAGAATGGATTGATGAGGTGGTAAATCAATTAAAACAATATACAAAAAGAGAAATAAGAGTAAGAAATAAACCAAGACCAAATAATGAGTGGTGGAATAAAGACATCAAAGAAGATTTAAAAGACTGTCATTGTTTAGTTACCAATGTTAGTTTAGCAGCTATTGACGCAGTATTAAATAAAGTACCTGTTATTACACATAACTTTAATATCTGTGCCCCTATATCAGGAAGAGATTTAAATAAAGTAGAAAAACCTTTAAAACCAGGACATAAAACTATTGACGAATGGTTAAAGTTTGTAGCCGAAAATCAGTTTACAATACCAGAAATTGCTGATGGCACAGCATATAAAATTTTACAGGAACAACAAATATGAAAATAAGATATTACCAAAAATTAGATAAAGGCCGTTGGTTAGGTTTTTTATTGGCTATGGTTAGTGTTTATATTTTATCTAGTGCCAATATATCTACTCAATGGGTGGGTTGGACATTAAGTTGTATATCTTGTAGTTTATGGATCTATTTTGGTCTAAAAGATAAAGATTGGCCAAGAGCATTAATGGAATTAACATACTTAATTTTAAGTATGAGAGCGGTGTATAACTGGTTAAGTTTATGATAAACTTTGTATGTGTAAATTGGGGTTTAAAATTTAAACCTATCTATGTACAGAACTTATATAATATGGTACAAAGGCATTTAACAGTACCACATAAGTTTATATTATTTACTGATAGAGAAAAGTTACACAAAAATATTACAGGTAATAATTTTGAAATTAGAAAATTACCATTTGAAGAATATAAAGGCTATTGGAATAAATTATCATTGTTTAGTCCAGAGGTTAACTTAAATGGTGTTAATCTTTATATGGATTTAGATGTAGTAATAAAAGATAATATAAATTGTTTTGCTACATACGAATCAGATGATAGTTTTTGTGTAATGAGAGATTTTGGTCAACCACAAACTTGGTATAATTCAAGCATATTAAAATTTAATAATATAAACGCTACAGAATTTATATGGAAACCTTTTTTAAAAAATAAAGGTAAAGATATGACTTTACAAGGTGACCAAAATGTGATAACAAACTACATTAATAAACAACCTGGTGTTAAAAAGATGAAGATATTTCCAGATACCTGGACACAATCATATAAATGGTTAGACCGTAGCCAGACCAGATTTCATAAAAAGACTTGGACCTTTGAAGAATCACCATTGGCCAAAGTAGCCATATTCCACGGCAATCCAAAACCACACGAATCAGACCAGGATTGGGTCAAAAATAACTGGAAATAGGCCTAAAACCACCCTTCACTAGAACAAAACCAGAACATTTGTTTTAAAAAGCAAGTAAAATCAACATAAAATAACGCTTGACATATAGGCCAGGTATGATAGGATAATAGTATGAAAAGCACAAAAGTACATACAAAAAAAGCTCTTAAAAATAAGGGCTTGCCTTTTGTACCAGATATGATATTATTAAACTATAACAAAGGAGAAAAACACTATGTCAAAAACTAAAACTTACTTTATGAATGAAATTGAAAAAAAAGTAGATGATATTACTTACAAATATATT